AAAAAATTTCCAAAATTTAAAAATAATATTCTAAACTATATTCTAAAAAAAATATATTTATATTTCATTAATATCTATATTTTTTATAGGATTCTTTTAATTATGTCTTTAGAAAATCAAAAAAAAAAATTATCTTTTTATGAGCAAATAAAAATTTTTTTTTCTTATATTTCAAATCCATCCTATCCAACAATCAATCCTAATTCTACTCCTTCTTATTTTTTACATCCGTATATTTCATTTTCATTATGTGCAATGTCTATTTTAATTTATTTTTACATTTTTCATTTTAGTTCAAAAATTACTACAAAAT